TGAATTCTCGGCAAGGTAAATAACATATATGATGGGTTCTAACTTTTACATTGGTGTTGTTGAGGATCGGAACGATCCGCTCAAGCGCGGGCGCGTACGCGTACGTGTGCTCGGAGTACACTCGCCTGACCGCAAGAACGATATCCAGATTGCCGATCTCCCGTGGTCGATGGTCGTGCAACCGGCCAACACACCGACTGCTGGTGCAACGGTATCGCAGCTAGTCGAAGGCACATGGGTCGTGGTCGCGTACCTTGACCCCAACATGCAGGACCCGATCGTCATGGGTTCAGTCCCATCGGCACAAGAGCAACCGCCGAATTTCGAGGAAGGATTCTCTGATCCGTTTGGTGCGAACCCGCGATGGACTGGCGAGGGATCAAACTCAGATCTATCACTCGTATCGGACGAGGATCGATGGACCGAACATCCGTCATACAACACGCGCAAAGAACAGCGACAGACCGAGATTCCACGGGCCAAGATTTACCCGACACCGACTGTATCAGCCGAGGAACCGGACGAGCGTTTTGATCGCACGACATTCGATGAGCCGGATTTGCGCGGTTCGCAAGACTCACAGTACCCGTACAACTCGGTTCGTGAATTTGAGGCCGGTCATCTGGAGGAGTACGACTCGACACCAGATAACGAGCGAGTGACTAATACTCACAAATCCGGCTCATACCAAGAGATTCTTGCCGATGGGTCAACAACCATCAAAGTCGTTGGGGACGGCTACTCGGTCACGCTGAAGGATCAATCGATATACATTGCCGGTGATCTGAACATGACGGTCGACGGGACCGTGCGCCAACTTATCAAGGGCGACCACATAACCGAGATCGATGGAAGTAAGTACGAGTTCGTGCGGGGTAATCGGTCAGTCAAGATCGGGAGCAATGACACTGCCGAGATTGGGGCCGATCAGTCGATCAACATTCTTGAAAAGCACTCATTCCACTGTGGCGGGGATCAGATCATCCTCGTGGACTCGAATCATACAGAAACCGTTGGTGGTAAGTCAGATTTGACCGTGCGCGGGAATCGCTCACAGACCATCACGGCCGACTCGGCGATCGTGACAACGGGGGCTGAATCAATCCTTACAATTGGACAACGGCTCGTGACCACACAAGGAAAGCATCGCCTTGAATCGGTCGCAAATATCGAGTTCGACACCGATGCGAACATGCTCACGGACGTGGGTGGACAGATGACCACGAATGTTGGTTCGACGATCGACGTAACTGCTGGCGGTGATATCACCGTGATCGGTGGTCCGAACATCAACCTCAACCCATAGGATGATCAATTAAATGGCTTCGATATTTGACTCTTTATGTGGTGAATCGGGTGTCATCACCCAGATCAATGAGGCGCAGGACGAAATCCGGCAGGTCGTCACGGCCGGGAAGAACGCGATCAGTGCGGTCGAGGGTTTTGTCAACGATGTCGAGACCCTGTCTGATGCCGTCAAGAATAATCCCGGGGTCGTGCAGCGTCGCCTTCAGCAGGATCTGTTCAATATTTTATCGGAGGAGGCACTCGCCAATCCGGGTGGTACGATAGCACAGCTCCTTGAACTGCGGGATGCGTATCAGGATGCAGGTCCGGCGATCGATCGGGTGATCGAGAATGTCGAGCAATTCATCAAAGATCCGCTGAACACACCGCTTAATCTTTGTAAAGATATTCCCAATATCGTCAAGGTCGGCGATCAGGTCGTAGAGCTTGCACAATCTGCAACAACTCCAGATGGACCACCGTCACCACCGGACAAGGATGACCTAACATCGCGAATTGGACTGTCGGATTTCCAGACGATACCGCGATTCCCAACCCAATCGATCAGCGATGCGTTTGAAGCTGCGGGTCGATACTCCGGGCCACTTGCACCGGGAGCAGCCAACGAAGCGGCCCTTGCTAATACGCAGGAGACTCAATAATGCCAGCAGTAGTACGAGTTGGCGATTCTCTTTCGACAGGGCACGGGTGTGTCGGGTCGACAACTCTCGGTGGCGCTAATCAGGGGTCAGTGTTCGTAAATGGTATTCTTGCAGCAGTCGTCGGTGCACCGACCGTTGCTCACCCCGTGCCACCAGACCCGCCGTGTGCTCCTCATGTTGCCAACTTGAATGCAGGATCACCAAATGTATTCATCGAGGGCATACCGGTCGGGCGCGTCGGTGATTCTGCCGATGCGGGGTCAATGACCTCTGGATCACCCAATGTATTCGCCAACTAGATATAAATAAACGTATGGCAGAGTTAAGCATCCGCGCCCGCGAAAAAACGTACACGGACTTGGATTTCTCGTTTCGACGAAATCCCGTGACTGATGCTGTCTCGATCAAGCGGGACGTTGAAGCTGTCAAACAATCAATCGTCAATATTCTCTCGACAAATCGGGGTGAGCGACCCTTTCTTCCTGACTTTGGCGCGAATATCAGGGCATACCTGTTCGAGAATTTTGATGGGATTACTGGCTCGCTGGTCGAAGAGCAGATTCGTGTCGCTTTGGCAAACCACGAGCCGCGGGTACGAATACTCGATCTCTCGGTCGAGGGTCTTCCAGACCGAAATGCAATGCGAATCGGGATCGAATTCGAGATCCTGTCGCCAATCGCCGAAACCGGCACTGTAGAATTTGTCGTCGAGCGTCTCAGATAAGGTACAGATAGAATGTCATCAACGACCAAACGATTAAACGTAGCGGAATTAGACTTTGAGGATATCAAGAACAACCTCAAAGAATTCCTGCGAGGCCAAGACGAGTTTCGGGATTACGATTTCGAAGGCTCGGCAATGGGCACTCTTATCGATATTCTTGCGTATACGACACATTACAATGCCGTAAACGCAAACCTTGGTATCAACGAGACGTTCCTCGATACTGCCCAATTCCGTGGCTCGGTTGTCGGCCACGCTCGCACACTCGGGTATACACCACGATCTGCGACGGCGCCAGCCGCGTTCGTCGATATCGTGGTCAACAACCCAGACTCACAATCCCTGATCCTCCCGCGCGGATTTCGCTTTAAGGCCAAGATCGGAAATACGACATATAATTTCGTGACCGACGAGGAGTACTCAACCAGTAACGCGACATTCTCGGATGTCAAGATCATCGAAGGCAAGATCAAGAGTGTCGAGTATCTGTACGATGTTCGTGGCGACGAGAAAATCCTGATCCCTGACTCAGATGTAGACACCGACACTATCCGTGTGAACGTGTTCGACTCGGCGACTTCATCCACATCGACATCATTCACCGAGGCCAAAGAGATCACGTCGATCACTGCTACCTCGGAAGTGTATTTTATCAGCGAGAATCCTGACGGATTATTTGAAGTATCTTTTGGTGATGGGGTTCTTGGCAAGGCTCTCGAAAATGGTAATCTAGTCGAGGTCGAGTATCTAACGACACACAAAAGTGAAGCGAACGGCGCGAGGATTTTCACGACATCCGAGACCATCGAAGGGAATGCGAATCTCACGATCACGACAACACAATCGGCTCGGGGTGGTGAGGACAAAGAGAATCTTGACTCAATTCGGCATAATGCACCACTGACATTCGCATCACAGAATCGTGCCGTCACGCCACAGGATTATGAAGCGATCGTCCTCGAGAATTTCGGGAACGTGGATTCGATTAAAGTATGGGGCGGCGAAGACAATGACCCGCCCGTGTACGGTAAAGTATTCTTGTCGATCAAGCCACAGACATCGAATATCCTGTCACGGCAAGAAAAGACACAAATACTCGAGGATATTATCACTCCAAAAGCTGTCGTGACGATCACCCCCGAGATCATTGACGCCGAGTTCACGTTTATCTCTCTTGAGGTGTTCTTCAAGTACGATAGTACCCGCACTTCACTTTCGCGCAAACAGTTAGAGACACAGGTCGTAAACTCGATCTTGAATTATAATCAAAATGATCTCGATCAGTTTGGGCGCGTATTCCGTCACTCGGTTTTACTGTCGACCATCGA